TACCGATCGAATCGTACACGCAGACACCGGAACCAAAAGACGATCCCTTTGTTGTCGTGTCGTATCTGGAAGTTCCTTTGCTGCAAAACATCTTCGACGGATACTATAGTGAGCGAGTTGATTGCCGTCTGGATTCTAACCAAAAAAAGACATTACGTTATCTGCAGTTTGGATTGCAGGCACGCTACGCAAAGCTGAAGAACGGCAAGGAAGTAGCGAATGGTCAGGATGCGATCAAGTGGCTACTGGAGAACCTGTAGAATCGGCAAAACCGTTTTTCCGCAAACGGTAACAAAATAGGTGCTATGGCATATCGTTTTTGCATGCCAGCACCAACAATCGATGAAGTCATCGACGCTCTTCTAGACAACGCAGACTTTGAAGCGGCTCAATCCGTTTCGAAAGCAGCTTCGTTTGTTACTGCTGCTACTCAATACTTTATCCTGACACCACAGAGCCAGTCTGACCAAGGCTCGTCGATGGCGATCAGTGCAACGCAAATCGAGAACTTGCTTAATAGGGCTCGTGCGTTTGTATCTGCGAATAGGACTAACTCAGGCAGTGCCGTTCGATTTCTTTCTGTCTCTGGAGGATTCCGGTGATTAAGAAAGGACCGACTAGCCTGCAATCTGCATTCGATAACATCCGAGCTGACTATGAAATGAGTCGGACGAGTCGATTCGTTCGGCGCAGGACCGGAGTAGCCCCACAAGGAAGTGGTCCTGACTACCATTTTCGCAGCGAGTCGAAATACTACGATGCAATTGAGCAAGCACGCGACATGGACCGCAACGATGCTGTAATCGGTATTCTTGCCGATCGCCGAGTTGATAACATCGTTCAAAGTGGTTTTAAGCTAGACCCCAAAACCGGCGACAAAGGTTTAGACCTAGAATTATGGAACCGATGGACTGAATACGCAAACGATCCTGAGAAATGCGACATCGCAGGCGAATCGACTTGGGCTGAAATCGAACGCTACTGTGCTAGAGCGGAATCGATCGATGGTGATATTGTCATCACAGGAACTAGAGAGGGTTCGTTTCAGGTTATCGAGTCTCATTCCATCCAGACTAAAACAAAAACGCCGAACACTTTTCTAGGAGTTACGACCGACCAGTTTGGAAGACGACTGCAATACCACGTCCTCGAAGAGCTCAACGAGTTCGCAACCAAAGGCGAATCGAAGCCTATTGACGTTCGCGACGAAAACGGACGGCGGCAAGTCTTCCATGTCTACAACCCAAAGCGAGTATTGCAAACCAGAGGCGTGACACAACTGGCACCAGTCTTTGCATACGCTGGCATGTTAGAAGACATCAACTTCGCCAAGCTAGTGCAACAGCAGGTTGTGTCCTGCTTTGCGATCTTCCGAAAGCAAGGTTTAACTCCTGCGATGCAGATGGCTGGATACGGCGAGTCGTCAATCGAAACGACTCCAGCCGGTACGCGGCAGATTGAAGGCATCAGCCCAGGTATGGAGATCATTGGCAACCCTGGTGAAGAGTTGCAAGGCTTTTCGCCAGACGTTCCAAACAGCGGCTACTTCGAGCAAGTCAAATTGATTCTGCAAGTCCTCGGAGTCAACTTCGGTTTGCCATTGTGCTTGGTCTTGATGGACGGCAGCGAGACGAACTTTTCTGGATGGCGTGGAGCTGTAGACGAAGCACGAAAAGGATTCGTGGCCGATCAATTGAACCTCGTTCGACGGCTGCACAAACCCGCCTACGAATGGTGGTTGTCTCAGCTAATCGAGGAAGATAAAGAGCTTCGCAATTGGTCCGAAAAGTCCAAGGTAAAAATCTACAGCCACAACTGGAACCTACCAACGTGGTCGTACATCGAGCCAGTCGCAGACGCCGAAGGTGATGCCGTTCAGCTACGCAACGCACTTACAAGCCCACGACGGCTACACAGTGCGCGAGGTGGCGATTGGGAAGAGACAGCCGAAGAGATCATTGCAGACAACATCTACGCAATCGAACGAGCAGCGAAGCAGGCTGCCGAGTTCAATACTTCCAATCCTACAAGCCCACCGTTGACCTGGAGAGACTTGATCCCGTTGGTTATGCCCCAAGGTCAAACGCTTTCGCTGCAAGATCCCGCGATCGTCGAAGCACAATCGGCAGCATCCACAGAAGAAGCTTTAGCCGGTGCACTGCCGACTGGAGAAATGGCGAACCTTTCGACGTTGCAGTTCACTCGCAACCGCAAAGCGATCAAGAAGATCCTGGAAGAACTTGCCAAAGGCGAGACAAGCGAATCCGCAGCTCGCGTCTATCTAGGCGGTATCGGTCTAACCGAAGCCAGCGTGAACGCATTGATCGCAGACGCGATGGATGGCGCTGTAGAAACACCAGAGGTGCTTGCAGATGCAACATAAGATCACAATATCAGGCGAGATCGGCAGTGCAGAAGGTCAAGTATCGTCTGAGTGGTTCAAGTCGCAATTGCCACTCAACGGCACAGATCCGATTGAGGTTGCAATCCACTCCGAGGGCGGATCGGTCATTGAAGGTTTCGCGATCTACGATGCTATCAAGAACTACGCAGGTCCGAAGAAATGCATTATTGCATCGGCTGCTTTTTCTATAGCGTCTTTCATCCCGATGGCGTTCGATGATGTAGAGATCACGCCGAACGGCTACATGATGATGCACAACCCCTACGCCATGTGCGAAGGTGATGCTGACGAGTTCGTGAACATGGCTGGAATGCTGGAAGGCATGAAGACGAACATGGTCGCCGCTTACTCTGCCAAGTCAGGCAAAAGTACCGACGAAGTAAAGGCCATTCTTGACAAAGAAACCTATCTAACCGCAAGCAATGCATTAGCGCATGGCTTCGTGAATCGAATCACACCGACACCTGTTGTTGGTCGTGCATTTGCAAAAGTCCAATCGATGCCGCATGGGATTGTACAAGCGTTGTTTGGCGCTGGTCCTAGTGGCGATAACTGCGAAACGACAAAAGGAAACCCAATGTCAGAAACGCAAAAACCCGCCGCCGCTACGGTAACAGAGATCAAGCGGAAATTCCCAAAGGCGAAAGCCGAGTTCATCGTAAAGTGCATGGAGCAATCTATGCCAATGGAAGAAGTGGCTTCGGCAGTCGTTGATGAAACGATGGCTGAAAACGAAACGCTTGCCATGAAAGTCCAAGCGATGGAGGACGAGCTAAAGGCACTCAAAGCACAAGCTGCAGTAGCCTCCATGCCAGAAGAACAAGAAGTCGCACCAGTCGCTCGCGCCAAGTCTGGCGTTGCACCAGTCGCAAAAGCAAAAACAGGTGGATTGCTTTCAGCGAAAGCTAAGTGGAAGGATGCAATCAATTCTTACGTGTCCAAGGGACTAGCGAGAGATAAGGCAATCCTCAGCGTCGAGAAAGATCATCCGGGGCTACGCGAGCAAATGCTCGAAGAAGTCAACAGCTAAACAACAACACAAAACACAACTGAAGTAAGGGAAAACAAATGTCTCAATATGTAGACGGAAACACAAAAACGTTTATTGCTGACGAAGCGATCGCAGTGCATTTGCGAGTGAAGCTCGACAGCGATGGACGAGTAACGATTGCCGGGTTGACGGACAAAGAAATCGGAACTGTCGTAACGCCTGCGTTTGCTGCTGGCGATCCTGTCACGGTTCGACTTCGAACAGCATCTGGCACTCACAAAATGGTTGCTATTGAAGCCTGTGCTATCGGTGCAGTGCTTTACACAGAAACAAACGGCAAGGTTCAAGACACCGCACAAGCAACGTCTTTTCAAATCGGTACTGCTCTTGAAGCAGCCGGGGCGGACGGCGACGTGATTGAAGTCCTGTACATCTCGCACGGAGATACCGCAGCTTAATTGTTGCGATCAACCAATCAACCAAATCAAAGCAAAGTAAAGGAAAAACATTATGCCAGTTGGAGCAACACCAAGCTCGAATCCAGTAACGCTTCGGCCAGATTTGGCCGAGTTCATGGAGTTCGACATCGAATCAGAACGTCAGGGATACGTAGCAACGCAAGTTTTGCCAGTCGTTGAGACTGGTTTGCAAAGCGACAACCCAGGACGAGTTCCTCTTGAGTCGCTTTTGTTCGACGGAGAAACCCTCCGCAACAGCGGAAGCAACTATAACCGTGGAAGTTTCAAGTTCGAAACGTTCAGCTATTCGACCCATGAAAACGGTTGGGAAGAACCGATTGACGAACGAGACGAAAAGCGATACCAAAACCTTTTGCAGGTCGAGAGAATCGCTAACGCTCGTGCGCAAGGCGTGGTAGCACGCAACCAAGAAAAACGAGCGGCAGCACTTGTTTTCAATACGACGACATGGAACGGAGCAGCTCTGACGACTGCGATCACTCACGAATGGGATGATGCCACTAATTGCGTTCCTGTCACTGACGTCGAAGCAGCGGTAAAGAAGGTTTACGAAGGAAGCGGACTTTGGGCTAACGCGTTGGTTATCAATCGACAAGTGTTTCGCAACCTTCGAACCAGCAATCAAGTTCGCGATCGAATCAGTTCCTCAGGTGCTGGCGATCCTTCGAAAGCTCGCGACATCACTATTGAGATGCTAAAGGCAGTTTTTGATCTCGACTACATAATCGTAGCAGGTGCATCGAAAAACACAGCAAACGAAAACGCAGCCCCTACGCCAGCACAAATATGGTCAGGCGAGTACGCAATGGTTTGCAGGATCGCAACTGGAGCAGATATGCGTGAGCCGTGTATCGGTCGCACTTTCCACTGGTCGGCTGATGGATCTGTCATTGGCGGAACTGTCGAAGAGTATGAAGAAGTGCAAAGCCGGTCACGGATCATTCGCGTCCGTCACGAAACTGACGAAGTGATCATGTATCCACAAGCCGGTCACTTGATCTCCAACATCACGACCTAATGCCAACCCGCTTCGAGCAACATCTACGCAGGACTGTCGTACCAAATCTCGTGCGGCAGTTTGGCGAGTCAGCGGAATACTTTCCTTGCAATGGAGAGTCTCGAACCATCGAAGTTTTGGTGATTCGAGATCCGTTGTCAATTGCTTCCGAAGTGGGTGAAGTGCTGGTAAATGCTCTTGTCGTTCGTGTCAAAAACGCAAGCGATGGGATTACGGCAGATGAGTTAGACACCGGCGGCGACAAGCTGCTAATTGCGTTACGAAGTGGTGGTGATACTTCACTTCGTTCCATTGTTCAACTGTTATCGGACGCTAATGGTTTTCTACGTTTGCTGGTGCAATAAATGGCTTACACAGTCATCGAATCCATAGCTAGAGAGATCGTCAGCAGGCTTGAGCAAATCAAGATTGCAAACGGCTATGCATTCAATGTGACAAGTGTTATACGGCCAAATCGAAACGCAACTTGGACACCGGAAGATAGGTTAATACTTGTCAAGCAAGGCGATTCTACAAAGAACGAAGCGTTAAGCTGTCCAGGTAATCCACCAGCAATGGCATTCGACACCACTTTCGAATTGTGCGGTTTCGTTCGCACTAGCGACTTTTGCAGCAAAGAGTACGAGTCTATCGAAAACGATCGTGGTGCTCAGATTATCAAAGCGATCACGACTGAAGCCACCGACCCCAGCATGTGGTACACGTTCGCAAGTAACGCAATCATCTCTGACATTATAGAGGTCCGTTCGTTTGAAGAATCGGAAAGCCATAACGGCGTGATTGTGTCTCTGTCTGTCACTCACAGGCAGGACGAGAACAACCCTTACAACGTGAGGGCGTGAGATGAAAATTAACATCGATTCGCAATCGCTAGCCGCAGTCAGAAAGACGATTGAAAGCCTCGGTGCAAACATCAAGCGTGAGTTAAACGTTGCCGTCAACAAGACGGCAAGTCAAGTCAAAATCAAAGCAGCACGCAAGTTGAAAAGCGTTATTCCTGTGCCTGTGAAAGTACTAAAGAAAGCAATTGCAGTAAGCAAAAAATCTGACGTTGCGAATCTGACTTCCGAGATCCTGATGATTCAAGGATATCCGATTCCTTTGCGATACTTCGGAGCCAAGCAAACAAAAAAAGGCGTGACTCACAAGCGGGCTGGTGCTGAGAAAAGCCGTGGCGTTTTACCCAATGCGTTCATCGTTAATAGGTATCGCGGCAACGTTTACGAACGATCAAGCAAGCCACGCGGACCACTGACACAACAAAAAGGTCCAGCACCAAGCAATTACTACCAATCTGCCGGTGTCACAGACCTAGCTCTAGATACAGCTCGCGACCAACTGCCCAAGCAGATTAACGAGCGAATCAGATTTTTAACCTTAAAAGCTAAAGGCCAATTGAAAGGCAAACAGAAATGACATTACTGAAACGCAAACGAGTATTGGCCGCAAAGATTGAAGCAACACCAGGCACTGCAGAAACGCTTGCCGGTGCCGATGCTTCCTTTAACGTATACAACCTTATGGCACAACAAGAAATCGAACTTGAGACTCGCGAAGCCCAAGGCGGTTTCGGAATGTTAAATTCGGTCGTAGGTGGCTACAAAGGACGAATCACATTCTCTTGCGACTTCTCTTGGGACGGTACAGCAACCGAGCCATCGTGGGCCGATACGTTCCTTCCTGCATGCGGTTGGGTGAAATCCGGTCAAGTATTCACGCCACGCACGGAAGACGTTGGAGCAAACGTCAAGACACTGACGATCGCGATTTACCAAGACGGTGCACGCAAGATTCTAGCCGGTGCTGTTGGCAACTTCCAGGTGCTTTCACCGACTGGACGGACAGCCGTTTGCAATTTTGACTTCCAAGGAATATGGCAGGATCCAACAGCGCTATCAATTTTGGCACCTACCTATCCAACAGCAAAGGGATTGCGATACGCATCGTCAACAACGACATGGGCAAGTAACGCAATGTGTCTTGAAAACCTGACTCTAGATTCCGGGAACACAATCGTGATGAAAGAATGTGCGTCAACCGTGTCTGGTTACGATCACGGACTGATCACGAATCGAGTCGTTACAGTCGCAGGAAATCCAGAGGCATCCATTGCTAGGCTGGATCGATATACAGGATTCACGGCCATGAGCGAAGACGTTCTCACATGGAGCCTCGACGGTCCAACAAACGCAGTCGCAGTCTTCAACGCACCGAAAGCCCAGATCATCGACATCCAGGAAGGTGATCGAAACATGCTCGTCACTGACGAAATCACATGGCAATGCAACCGAAACGGAAGCAACATTGACCAAGAAATTTCTCTTACGTTTACTGCAGCTACCTAATGCCAGTTTTCCTAGAACCGGATCAGTCTTTTCCGATCGTACTCGATTGCGACAAAGACAAACCCAAGGAGTCGCAACCGACATTCCTCGTCAAATCGCAATCCATGCGAGGACAGCGAGAAGTGTTACGCGTGCTCGATGCAGCAACAGACGCAGCCAACGAATCGCTGACTG